AATTTCCAGCAGATTGTAACAAACGGTTAATTGCAGTTACAAATGTACCCATATTTGTACCAGTAGGAACTACAATTTCAACTAAGTATTGGTCATTATCAAATGTACCAGTTGGGTTGTAGAAACGTGGAACACTATGTAACAAGTAGTATTTGTCATAGAAACCATTACGGTCAATTGTAGCTAATGCTGGATCAGCTTCAATTTCTCTCATACGTAAGTGATCTACATGAGAACTATCAGGGTATGCAATTTGTGCATAACGGTCAGATAAGATCAAGTCACGTAATACAGTTTCACCAATACCAGATGCTTGGATAGGAGCTTGTAATTCTACAGCATTACCTAAAGTACCTACAGCACCAAAACAGCTAGTTAAACATGGGTCACCAGACTCATCAGTTACTGAAGTGTAGATATTTAAAGGAGCAATATCATACATATCTGTAGGAGTGAAAGTACAAGAACCAAATTTAGTTTCAATGTAAGCAGCAGTTAATTCTAACATACAATCTACAGTGAAAGTAGCAGCATCAGCAGAAGCAGTGTAAATTAAAGCACCAGAAGCTGAAGTAGCAATTGTAGCACCAGTTGCAATACCGTTAGAAACAACAGCAGAACCACCAACACCAGTTTGAGTACCAGTACCAGCAATGTAAGTTGCAGATCCAACAATTGTAGGTAAACCTTGAGAAGTTACATCATTGTATAAATCACTGTAGAATTTCATGCTTACAGCAGCACCAATAGTTGGAGCAGTAGCTTGTACAGGGTATTTAATAACAATTGAAGTGTTTGTAGTAACTGTAGTTACAAATGCATTAGCAGGGATACCAGTTCCTACAACATGTTGACCAACTAAAACACCTGTAGTGCTAGCCATTGGAATAGTTGTTTGAGAAGTAGTAGCTGTAACAGCACCATTTGCTGCTAAAGTTGTAACTGATTTGTAAACACGTGCTTGAATCATATTGTTTAAATATGGAGAAGCATTGATTTGATCTTTCCAGTTTAACAAAGTAACAACAGGATCTTTCAAATAAGTAGGATTGTCAGTATTACAACATCCTGTGTAAGAATCCATTGTTCTGTAAATGTTGTGGCTTAAAAAACGTAAAGCTGGAGAACCTTTAACATCTATACGTAGACGGAAAGTAGTGTCACAAGCTAAACCACAGTTAGTAACTGCAACTTTAACAACTTGTTGTTGAGGTTTTTTAGCAGCAACACTAAAGAAACGTGTAACATACTTAGGGTTGATCAATTTAGATTTTACAGACTCTTTGTAGCCACCTAAAGCAGGGCTAATTTTGTCAGATGTAAAATAGCTACCCATTACAATATAGAATGGAGTGTTTACCGAAGGTACACCACCAACTGATTGTAAGTTAACATAATTTTGGTCATAAAGACCCACTTCACCAGCAGCTAAAGCTGATGTAGCTGTGTTAGTAACAACATAACTTAAACTTCCAGTTGACGTTGCAGGAAGGAAAGTCTTTTTAAATGCATTAGGAAAATACATAGTTTTTAAATTTAAGGGTTAATAAATAAATAAATAAATAAAGTTTACATTAATAATATAAGGAATTATTTTAAAAATAACAACTTATACTTGATACTGTTCAAGGTTGATTTTACATTGTCTAGGTCATTAACTAGTTCACTATAAGGCATTTTGTCTTGTAAACCGTTAACCATACCATAGATTTCTCTTATATAAGATATAGCTTCTGTTACAGTGTCAATCACTCTAGGAGCCACATCTTTATATACTAAGATCTTTTCTGCAGCACCTTGGAAACCTTCTGCTAAATCATCAGCATGTCCTGGTAATGCATCATATAGTTCATTTAAAGCTTTATGTGCAGCATATGAACCAATGCCTTGCACTTTTAAGTGTAATTTATGAAAGCTAGTTGCAGCATTCATAAGTTCTGTTACACAAGCAGCTGTCATAGTTTCTACAGATCCGTTAGATGCTGTTCCACCATATTCAAATTTACTTGAAGGTCTAGCAATTTTTTGCATGTTTTATATTTTAAGAGTTAATGTTTGTATCCTGTGTAAGTCTTTGATACTGAGTAATTGACTCAATATCACCTGCTAAAATTGCTGCAGCTTCATCTATTAAAAGCTCCACTATATTATCTTTAAACTCACATTCTACATTTGCTGTAGATATTGAGTTCCCTTCTAAATCTACACAACCTTCAAATTGTATAGAAAGAGGTTTTCTATAATAAACAAGTTTTGGATTAACAACATCAAAAACTCCGTTTGTATATATTCTAAGTTTGTTTCCTATAAGTGTACCAAAAGTTTCACCCCATTCAAAACTAGGCTCAGAATTTTTATCTATAAGTAACATATCTGCATCAGATTCTGCTGCTAAATACACTACAAAAGGTCTTGCCGGACAAGTGCTGTTTTTACCATAAGTTGATATTCTTTTAAAACCTATGTAGTTTTCTGGTAAAACATCACTCTCAAAGTATAATGGGTTATTAGTATTACCTGTTATACTCTGCTCTGTTATCAAAACTCTTAACTCATCTATAGTGTGAAGATTGCTCTCACCACCTTGTTTAGAAGGATTAAGACCATATATTTGTCTATTCACCCACTGCATCTGAGCTTTATTAAAAGCTTCAGCAATCTGCCAGCATTGAAGATTATCATAGTCAAAGCTGCCAAGTTTATTAAGACGTTCCTTAATCTTTATTTGTAATAGACTATTATTCATATATGTTAAATTGACCCAGGTGCAGTTCTCATGGTATGCACCTGAGTACTATTTTATTGATTCCAATACTTCTCTACTGCTTTCTGTACATCTACAAGAATTTGCTCATTTAATGGGTTTTTCAAAAACTCTACAGCATCTGCCGGTGTTCTTCCCATCATAGTAGATGAATTTAAATGATAAATAAATCCATCAGCTTTTGTAGCAATAAACTTATAATATGTGGCATCTTTTACAATAGCCTTAATCTTTAATGTTTCAAGATCTAACTGAGCTGCATCCAAGAATTTTTGTGCTGTTCTACGTTTATCTTTATCCACTGATTCACCATTAATGTATTTATCCATGTTGTCATAAACAATGTCATTAGGTGTTGACTTCTTATATTGAGCACTATTTGGATCTAAAATTTTAGCAACATACAACAATTTGTTTTGGTTCTTGTTGTAAAGTTTCTCCAATTCAGAAAGAGCTTTATTTCTTAATTTCTTAACTTCTGTATTTGTAGAAGCTGTTTGTTCCAATTTATCCAAGTAAAACTTTGGAGGTGTTGGCATGTTACGGGCTTCATCTAATGACTTAGCAATCATACTAAATCCACCAGCCTCAATTGCATACAATTTAATTAAATCATATGGGTCCTTTTCAGGATCAAGATGTAATGGTTCATTACCCACTCTTATCTTGATTTGATCCCAGATATGTGAATTGTTTGGTAACATCAATTTGATCTTATTCCAAAATTCAGGATCATCTGCACTTACTACATTAGCAGCTAGTGTTTTCTCTAATTGAGATACCACCACTCTAATTTGTCTAATCTTTGCTTCTCTTTCATCTGCAGGTAAGTCATTGATTTCTGGAGCAAATTCATTTAAACCTGTAAGGTATCTTTTGATACCGTTAACTTCCAAGCAAGAAAGTTGTTCTTCATGAAATGCACCGTCAAATAAACTTAAACCGTAGTTTTGAAGTCCCATATTATCCACTTTAGGATTAAAGTATGGACGGATAGCAATGGTTGATTTTTTATTCTGTGGGTAACCTTCCACAATTGTTACTGTACTCATGTTATGTTTGGTTTTGGTTTGGTGAGTAGTGTTTAATAAGGGCTGCCAGTCCTTTTTTGCAGGCATGCATTAAACAAAATGAGAAGGAAAAAACTGGGGATTTTTATCTCCCCAGTCTTTACACATCTCAAGAACTAGAATGATCCGCCTGTGATAGGGTTTCTCATAACTATTTTTAATACCTTGGTCGGGTCTTTTACCCAGATTGCAGGCATTGTTTGTGTCATAAATACACGGTATCCAGAGAAGTTTCCAGAAGATTGGAATCCTTGTGTACGGCCCATGTAATCCATTGTACCATTTTGATAGAACCATTTCAATTGATTGTCCCATCCTAATTTCAACAAGAAGATGTTGTCATTAGTGTTATCAGTGATATCAAAAATGATAAAGTTGTAAGAAGATAATGGGAAACCATCAATGATTGGGTTCTCAATATCATTTGTGTGAACGTTGTCAAATGCAGGGTTCAATACAAACTTAACATTAGCTAAGAATGGAATTACATATTGAGTGTAAGCAAATCCAAAGTTCAAGTCCATTCCTTTACCAGTGATTGCACCAACTTCAGAAGCATTGATAACAAGACCAGAATTGATAGCTTCACGTTTGATAGCTTCATTTACTAATCTCATACCACCCATACCAGTTTGTACAACTAATGATCTTTGTGGATCTGGTCCTTTAAACTCAACTTTACCGTTGAAGAAGTTAAAGATTTCAGATTTGAATAGATCTAGGTTGAAAGAACCTTTATTGTAGATACGTTTGTAAGAGTTGTCTAATTGTTTCCAAAGACCCACAGATAAACGGATATCATCTGGACCATCTTGTTTAACACGGCCACCTTGACCCCACATTAAGTAGGTTTCAATGTCATTAGCAATCTTAGTTAAGTGAGCAGCTTCTAAAGTAGTTAAGAAAGTACGAGTTAATTGACCAGAAGAGTATGCTTTTTTAACATAATCAGGACCCATTTTCTCAGCCATTTTCTCTAAAGAAGTGATTGAAGGATCTAAAGATTTGTCAAAGTTTCTCCATAATTCAATAACTGGAACTGTACCATCAGCTTTCATACCACCTTTCATCATCATGTCAGCTTTAGAGCTAATAGAATAATGAACGTGAGCTTCAGCACCACCAACATAGTTGTAGAACTCACGGAAACCAGAGTTTACATTACCAATGTCAGAGAATCTTTCTCCATAATCTCCTGAACGTGCAGAACCTTTACGGAATACTTTAGTACCAACTTTTACATATTTGTTATCCAAATATCTTAAGTTGTCATTGTTCACTAATTGAACAGTGTAGATGAAACCATCACCTGCTGGTAAGATGTCATCTTGAGTGATGTACAACTCAGCTCCGTTATATTTGTCATAAGTGATGATATCACCATGTCCAAATTGACGTTTGTTAAGTTTAATTTTGAAAGTAGTACCATCAATACCTTTAGTAACGTTAGCAGCTTCAATATCCTCAACAATGTAAGGTAAATCTTGAGCTACCGGAATTTGCCATTTGTATTCTCCACGTGCATTATCTACATTGATAACGTTTTTACCGCCAAAAGAAGACATTTGGTAAAGAGGCATTTCTACTTTTTGGACCATTGCCCAAAGATCCACTGGACCTAAATCCATTGGTTCTGCTGATTTCAGCATGTTTGTCATGTGATATGAATCCACATGTGAGCTAGTTTTGTACTGGCTATCACGTAGAAATATCCCATTGTTTAAAACTGGTGTTGACATGATTAGTGTTTAATTTAAGGGTTAATAATAATTGTTAAACTATCTTTTAAATATATTTGTTGATCTAGGTATTTTTCTAGACGGTTCTCTTGATGGTTCATATGAGTTACTAACAGCTCCTTTACTTCTAGCTTGCTCAGTTTTTAACTGTCTCACTGTGTTCTCAACTGCTGCATTTCCACCTTGTCTTTTCAAGTTGTTACGGTAGTCTTCAGGATTTGATAACAACCATAATGCTTCAGCAATAAGAGAGTAGTTAGGTTCTACATATTGGTATTTCTCTAACAAGTGTCCTAAAAGGTTAGTACCACGGCCACTCATTGAAGGGTATTGAGGTTGTGTAAGTCCATTATACAAGAAAGATTGTACTTTCTTATCTAACTTTAAGCCATTCAACTCACCAGGTCTCAATGCTTCAAATACATTTTGTACATAAGCTTGAGCAGCCTGTTCTTGTTGTTGTTTAGCATACTCTTGTTCAGCTAATTTTCCTTGAACCATTTCCTCTTGCATTTGATCCAATTTAGGTTTATACTGTCTAGCTTTCTTTTCTAGGTTACCTAAATCTTTGATGGTATTGATTTCTTCTTCAATATCCTCTGCAGATTCACCTCTAGCTTGTAAGTAAGATCTTACAATATACTCTTGGTCTGATTCAACTTCTGGATTTAATTCTCTCACTTGTTCCACGTGGGACAATGCTTGGAATAATCCTTTTAAATCTCTCCCACCGTCCATTACATACTTTGCAGCATATTGTAATTCTTCTGGTAAAGATTCAAAAAATTCAGCTGGTGTTTGGGCAGCCACTTCTTGTTTCATATTAGAAATGTTTGCTTCCCACAACTCATCAACATCTTTTTCACTCAAAGAACTTAAATAATCATCTAAATCTTGTTTGGTCTCATCATAATCATCAAAGGCAAACATCTCTTTAGATTCTATTCTTTTTTTCAGGAAGTTAACTAAGCCTGATTTTTCTGTTTTAGGACGGCCACCTTTCGCAGGGGTTGGGTCTTCAAACTCTTCTTCATCATCTTTATTAATATCAGCATCAATAATATCACTGATAATTTCTTTTCCTGTTGGAGCTTTTTCTTCTCCATCTTCAGTGCTTTCTTCTCCATCTAAAAATGACAAGTCTGTTTCATTTTTTGCAAAGATGTTATTCTTTACAGGTTCAGGTTCTTTATCATCTCCACTGTTTGGAGTTACAATAGCATCTGCTCCCGGAGCTCCTAACCAGCTATCAATATCAAGATCTACTTCTTGTACTGATGCTTGGTTACCTTGTTGGTTTAAATTGGTTTCCATAATTGATTGGTTTTGTGATCTGTACATATAGAATATACTAATTAAACTCTAAATATTTACTTTCCACCCAAAATTTTAAATTGAGTTACGGATTATAGAGCTATAATTTAGTTGTATCCTTTCAAAGTTTGTAGTATTTCTTCTACAATAGGGTCTCTATGATTGGTTGTCAAGCATATACTGTTAACACCAGGTATAGTAGAAAGTATCCTAGACATGAAGTCAAACCCGCTTTGTTTCTTATCTTTAAGATCTATTTGAGCTGTATCACCTACAAATATCATTCTGGCTCCAGAACATAAACGTGTAATGATAAGTTCAAGTTGATTCTGTGTAACATTTTGAGATTCATCTATAATAACACAGCAATTAGAAAAGTTACGGCCTCTCATAAAGCCAATAGGAATAACTTCTATATTACCCTCTGCTAGTTCTTTATCAATCTTTTCCTTACTGTAAAGTCTATACATATTATCATAAATAGATGCTGTATATGGAGCAAGTTTATCATCCTTACTGCCTGGAAGAAATCCTATGTCTTCTCCTGCAGTGACAGCCGGTCTAGTTAGAATAACCTTTTCTATATCCTTACGGAACAATAGATCAAGAGCTATTTGTGCAGCCAGCATTGATTTACCAGATCCTGCTGCACCTTTTAAGAAAGCCACCTTAGAACTTAATATCTTTTCCTTAGCAATCTTTTGTTCTTCATTTAAAGCTATATTAAACTTAATAGGATGTTTTAGCTTTTTTGACCCTGAGGGTTTATTGGTTTCCATCTATTTATTTTTTGGTAGGTTTCTCTTTTACATCATATTTGTTCTTATTCTCTCTAGCTATCTCTAACTGCTTATTAGCAATATCTTGTTGAACAGCCAATTTTTCTTTTTCTACAGATAACTTATCAGTTGCTATTCTATTCTTACTAACCTCTTGCTCTCTTTTAAGATTCATTTGATCTCTATAATTATCCTGTTCTTGAATCTTAGCTAAAGCATCTTGATAGTCAGACACCTGATTTTGGTTAATATCCTGCATAGATCCATAACCAGCTGCTCTAATTTCCGCAATAAGAATATCTTTTTGACGGTTTTTCTCAGCCTCAGCAGCTTTGTAGTCAAGATCCATTTGTTTTTGTCTTTCTTGAGCAGCAAGTTGTTGTTCTTGCATTTGCTGTTCTTGCTGAGCTTGTTCCTGACGGATTTGTGCAGCTTTTTCTTCAGATGCTTTAAGAACATTTGTAAGTTCAGCAATAGACTCAGATTTAATAATATTTCCTAAATCATATATGCTAGCACCTGTAGTGTTATTATTTAATGCTAACTGTTTAAGTTGTTCCATAACAGCACGGCTGTTCATCTTAGTTGTACAGAATACATTTAAATCTCTCATTAAAAGTTTAGTACCATTAATTGAAAAGTTTGTTTTTTCTGCAGCAGATGTAACATACTGTAATCTTATAGATGGATTATTAGAATTATAATATTGAGCAAGCTCTGTTCTCATCTGATGTACACGTGGCATTAAATAGTCAGTGTGTTGTACAAAGTACATTTCAGTTTGAGTGTAAGAAGCATTTAAATTTTGCTCCATACCAGTTGCTGTTTGTTGACCCATTTGCTGACCCATACGTTGTGCTGTAACACCAATAACTTCATAAGCTTGTTGTTTGAAATAACCAGCTAATTGAATACGGGAAAGTAGACGTTGAGTTTGTTCTAAGTTTAACACTTGATAGTGTTGGAAATTAAGAGCATTCTCTGTATTAGTAATTGTAGTGTCTAAAGGTAACATTTGGAAATTCTTCATTGCTACATATGCATTCTGTAAGTTTCCTTTACCCCAATCTTCACCCATTGAATGTCTTGGTAGAGCATTCTGGTCAAACATAATAACAGTTCCTAGTTCATCTACTAAGATGTCTGCTATTTGATTGTTTACAATGTTATATCCAATTTGGTATGGTTTCATTAAATCCACCATTGCAACACTCTTAGTGTTACGGTCAGAAAATACAGCTCCTTCTACAGGTATTTTACAACCATATAAAGAGTTATCTCCTTTAAATTGGAAAGGTATACGGCCAGGACGGCCTCCTTGCATACCTAAATATATTGGATTTAAACCTCCAGGATTATTCATACCCCAGAATGATGGACGGTTAGGACCCACTTTAACACCACCCCAAACTTCATTAATCCATATCCAATCAATATGTTCTCCGTATACTAAATTATCTTTTGATTTATTCTTAAGTATTGTAGTGTCATATAAAGGCTTATCTGTAACTTTATACTCTTCACTTACAATATCTTGAATTAAACTACCATCATCATTAATCTTAGTTAAATGACCAATCTTACGTTGTGACTTCCAATAACATGTAGTTACACGTAACATGTGTGCATTACCCCAATCCATTAAATCCTCAGATTCATTAAGAATCATATGGATGATATCACCAGTGTTTTGCTTATTATCATATAAGCTCATAAACTGACGGTATTGTAATGAAGGAGTTTGTGTATTCCATTCATGAGATCTTGTAGGATCATAGTATGTACCGTCATTTTGATAACCCTGTACAGCATAACCAGCAGAACGTACTGGATAAATTACCTCTAAAGCTTCTAATTGCTCTTGGTTCATCATCCAACCATACTTGTCAATAACATCTGCAATAGACATTAAATCCATCATACCCACCCATTGAGATTCAGATATATATCTAGCTCCTGGGGATTTGTGATAGAATGTTTGTACTGGATTCCAAAGTTCTAATTCATAATCATCTTCTAACATTTTAAAATGCCAGAACTCACGGTCAGTGATAAGCATATCACGGAATGCTCTTTCTTCTAATTCATCTATTCTAAATCTTTCTACGTCAACATTATGTTGGTGTGTAGCCCATTCTTCATAAAGGTTTCTATAGTCTTTTCTAAAAAATGATTCAATTTCAGGTAAAGTTCTTAACTTATCTTGACTCATTTCTTGTTGAAACTCTTCAGAATTAGGATCCATTCCTGCATCTATAAGTTTACTCATCATTTTAGCTTGTGCTTGTGATAGTAAAACTTGTTCAACCATATTTTTCTTTTCTTCCAACATCTCATTATATGACATATCATCCACAGCACGGTACATAATTTTAGATGCTCTTTTACTGAACTCAGCACAAAGAACATTAATAACATTAGGGATGATTGGATAGAATTTTAATTCAAATGCTGATGCATCCTCTTTTGTAAGGATGTCAATAATTTCTGCATGCTCATTGTTTTCTTCAACAACATAGTCAGTTTTGTCTATAATACCTTTAGCAAGTTTGTAGTTTTTAAGTAGACGGATGGCATTTCTACGTAGTTGTTTCATACCCTGCCACTCAAGCCAGTCAAGGTTCCATGCTCTCCATTCCTCATCTTTTTCCTTTTCAGATAAAAACTGAATAGGCTGGGTGAGGGTACCCATCTTATTATATTCTACTTTCTTACCTGCTTTGAGATCAAGGGCATTATATATTTGCATACTCTTAAATGTTTTTTATTTAATATTCTTAAAAGGATTTCTATTAGGCTTAAAATTTAAACTTTTGGAGTTTACACCCATATTTCTAAAAGCACTCCTCATACTTAATTTACTTAATTTTTGGGAGTTTACCAATTTATCTGATGTAATCTCCACTCTTTTAGCCAATCCACGGTTATTTTGCTGGATTTGGGCAAATGCTACAAGAGCACAAAATGATACAAGTCTATCCACATTGACACCCGGTTGATATTGTTTCATCTCTTCTAGTAACATAGGATCTGGAATTCTTTCCACTCCATAGTAGATTTTCTTAGTTTCCCCATTTTCATCCATATCTTTATCTATTTCTTCTGTAAGGAATTGAATACCATAGGATAACAAATGCTGCTTAAATAAAACACCAGTGTTTTTCCAACCATATGTGGCATATACATTAGCATTAGATGAAAGCTCTTTAAGGAAAGGAATCTGATCTTTAGGAACTAAATACTTTTGTTTTCTTCTAGATATCATATATTGTATAAACAAACTTACGTTATTTTCACATAATGTCCAAGCATTATACCATTCTACAATAAGTTCTAGTCTTTCATGGGTTTTTTGTAAGTCATCAAACCTACCACACCAGCTTGCTACAATAGCATCTCTTTCAAAATGTGTAGATATCTTACCTTGACCATCATCTTTTATAACTTCTGTAGCTGTTTTGTATACAAATATAGAGCACAATGAATCAGATGTTGTTGTCTTACCCTCACCTACAGGGTCAATTGAAGCATAATATGTTCCCCATGGAACATTTTTAATAGGTCTTTCATATACACATATCACTCCAGATTTATCCTCCATAGTTTTATCTACAGGAAATCTGTTGATTGGTCTTTTATTAGATGTTTTAGCTTCCACTTTACCATCTGCATCATATCTTAAATCTATATATTCTACAGGATAAACACCTTCTTCAATTCTTTTACTTTGATGTGATAGAAGATGTGGAGGAAATACAGATTCTTTTCTAGTTGCAAAAGCTTCTTCTATATTAGTGGGCTTTTGAGATATCCTAAGTTGATATTGCTCAGGACTTAAATCTTTTTTCCACTGTTTTCTTTCTTCATATATAGCTTCTAAAGCTTCCACTACAAGAGAGTTACCAAACTTATCTATATATGGAGGCATAGACCATTGTTCTGGAATAAATAAACCAGTTTCTCCAATAGTTTTATTATTGTCTATAAGATTAGTTGTAATAGCCTGCATGCCATATTTATGTGGATAAAGCACCATTTCTTTTAAAGGATGACATTGGTCCAAATCACCCACAGATCCTGCTGCAATAAAGGTTCCTGTTGTCACCATACCTGATTGCATGGCTGGTCTCATAAACTCATAAGTGTCCATCATTTTAGGGGCAATACCAGCCTCTTCATGAAAGAAATATGTTACAGGTCCACCGACACCATTTGTAGGGTCTTTCTCAAAAGATGTACCTGTTATAATACTTTTATTACCTTTGTATGTATCACGGCCCTGAATCCTCACTTTAATCCTTTGTTGCCATGAAAAAATCTTATCTGGCTCTGAAGGTCTATACCATGCAGTGTGTTCATTCAAGAAGTTACGGTATTCATTTAACATCCTCCAAGATCCTTTTTCAGAAATGTAATCTTTTAAACTGGCTCCTATTTTATTTACAGATCCCTCTTCAAACCAATATTGGTTTATAAGTTTACCCATATGAAAATAAGAAGATGCAATCTGACGTTTTTTAAGAATAGGAACATGCTTATAATTTAATTCAGCAAGCCATTCATAAAGAGCCATGTGATACTGAGCATCCCTCACTTTAGCAAAGTCAAATCTTTTTTCCTCCTTATCATAAATTGGTAAAAAATTCAACCACATGTAATAGTCTCTAGTAAGATACCATGTGTTACCATTGTTTTTATATATCACTCCATTTTTACACTTTGCTTTTTGGTCATCCCAATAATGTACAAAATCTTTACTTTTTATAGGAGCATTACAATAATATCCTTGTTGCTGAAATTTTTTAGCTTCAGCATTGAATAAAAATGATGTTTCATCAAAATTATATCCTTCATCTGGACCGGCATCTTTAAACACACTTCTTACAAAGTCACGGAAATCATTTCTTTCCATAAACTCTGTAGTGGTCCAGGTGCCATTATCATAAGTGGGGATGGTTATGTAGGCTTTATTTAGCATTTAACTTTGCTTTGATTTTTTTGATGTCCCCTTTGTATTTGACCACGAGCTTTTTGATGGACTCCACATTGGTATGGAAGATAATATCTGAGTGGTTGATATTAGTCCAGTAGTGCTGGTAAAGGTCTCGGTGAATTCCGGCCCATAATTTGATGTAAGGGTTGTAGTGAAAAACCCAGTCTTGTAAGATTTCATTTTCCATGGTTTTATTTTTATTGGTCATAAGCAAGATTTTGTCCACCCCTTACAGAACTTTGTTGTTCTTCTTGTAAGTCACGGTAGACACCTTTAAAAGATTGTCTAACAGCATCAAATTTCTCAGCTATTCTTAACAAAGCTGTAGCTGATCCATCTCTACCAAAGGTAAAAACTTCTGTAGCCATAACTTTTGCCATATTATCTAAAGCAATTTTAATACCATTATATGCTCTTGATGTTGGTGTTTCATATAGTTTACTGGTGATTTCTATTGCATATTGTATTTTATCATCTTCAGCATCAAAATCTCCACCCACTTCTCTTCTAATCATTTCTTCTTTGTCCGTTTCTGGTACATCAAAGAAAGGATTTAAGTCTGGGTTTGGACATGTAAGATAGTGAATATATGCATATATCTTTAAATATTCATCTGGATATTCATCCATTATATCTTTGTAGCACATCATTGTATAACAATGTTCTGATGCCACAATCTTTCCATTTTGTATATCAAATATTCTTACCATTAGTTTATACTTATTAATATGTCTCTATCATAAGACAGTTCAAAATCATAAAAGTGTGATGTACTGGAGTTTCTAGAAACAGAATATAATATATCCCCAGGATTAACTTGTATGCATGTTATTATTCCTGGTGATTGATCAACATCAGTTTTTACATAAACTGTGTCTCCAATATTAAATTTATTGTTTATTACCATCCCAGTGTTTGTTCGGTTTTTCATAATAGAAAGTTAAGTCTTGTTCATCATCATCATAGTAGTTAGCTACAACATCTGATTTAAATTTGCTGTTTACATTTTCAAACATAGCTGCGGTTACAATATCTCCCACCACCATCTCTTTTAAAAGATTAGTGAGCCATATATAATTACCACCTCTAATCACTCCAGCTTCCACTAAAAGATAGTTAGAATATTTTACATCTGAAAATCTAAAATGGTTTAGCATAACTAATTTAGCTTTTTCTATATAAGGAGCTACGTCTTCATCTGGATAGGGTGTATCAATAGGTAGGATGTCTGCCATTTCTCCTGCATAACTTAGTTCATGTGCAATGTGCATAGCAACGGTGGCTGAATAGTCAGGAGACACCATTAAAACTAATGTATTGCTAGCATTCAAATGAGGAAAGCGGGCAGACAATCCTAATGTTACATGAATAATTGCTGACATTTCAGCTGTCCTATTCACCATTAAATCCATTCTCATATATTAAAAAAATTATCTAATGCTTTAGACTCATGTTCTAAACCAACAGTAGATTCACCTTGTTTAAAAGAAACTCCCGAGATAAACACGGTAGTTGTACCATCACTTACAGATTTGTTTAAATACTTGTTCTTCATATCCTGAGGAACACCTTCAGAAGGTATATACCATGTATTTCCTTCTTTTTTAATTGGACTCACTTTTAATACTTCCATATTATAGGTTTTAATTGTTTACATTGGTTTTTGGATTTCTTAGTAAATCCCTCTCAGCACTCTTAGCTATTTTTCTAAGTGTTGACTGCACAGCTAATTCATGGGTGTGTATCCAACTTACATTATCAAATGCTTTGTGTTGTTCAGTTAAATAATATTTATGTGCACTCTCTTCTAAATTAAGAGTGCCATTTTCATATTCATCAAGAAGCTCTGCTAATGTAGGTATCATTCTATCCTTTTGCTTTTATTTTGTCTCTGTTTTCTTTCAACCACTTGATCAATGCAATCACCTCTTGTTTTAAATAAGGCACTTCATATTGCACCACCTCTTCTACAATAGGATCACCATGTGAATTTAATTCTGCAATTGGATTACCAAATTTATCTTTTCCTGATTCTTTAAATATGATGTGATGTAACACCATTTTACCAGGAGAATACAAATGATTATGTTTAAGAATAATGTACATATACATGCTTAATTGCAGTGCATAGTGTATAAAATTACAATCATCTAAATGACTTACAGGACTGCTCATCTTTTGCACCTTACCATCCCAGCTAGTGAATCCTTCTGTTTTAATTTCTTTATTAGTTTTGTAGTCGGTGATATTTACCTTACCTCTAACCACTTCCACTAAATCTGACTGACCACAAAGTCCAGCTGATTTCAAATAAACCATATGTTCTGGATAGATGCCCTCAGTGAGCTTTTGATCTGGTGCTTGTTTAGATCCATCTGTATTTATTAATGGAGTGAACACCGGTATAGCAACACCTTCTCTATCTAATGTTTCTAATTGGCATATATCTTCTTCACGTTGATTGTGATACCAAGTTCCTAATGTTGTTGCTCTATTAGCTTCATTTTTCCATGCCTCTTTGATTTCATCAGGAGTCATTCCAAACCATTTAGATTTTTTAGACTTTGACACTTTAGAAGCTACAGAGTCTGCATCAAATGGTTGTTTAAAATTGCCTATAAAGCTTGTGACACTCAACCATTTTATATCTGATTCAGGATCAAGGGAAACATATTCATGTTTCTCTGGTTTAAATACTATTGCCATAACTATTGGTTTTTGCTGTTAAAATCATCTTCTTCCTTTTCTGTAAGCATCTTGTTCCATTTAGGAACAGGTAGAGGACATTCTGAACTTAAACTTCTTGTTTTTAGTTTTAAGCTACATCCACATCCCCCTAATTTTTTG